ATATATGGGCTGGGTCAAGTTTATAGTATTAGTAGAACAGCATGGATGTATGTAAATACAGGGGTAGATGTTTTAACCAGTCAGGGTTTACTTAACACCTTGCGAGGCGACTTAGGTCAATGGGATTTTATAAAAGGTATTATGACTATGTTTAATCTAGTAAGTCTTCCTGATGATACAAATAAAAATAACATCATAATAGAAACTTATAATGATATATTTATAAAACACACAAATAGTGGGGATATGTCTCCAGCAGGAATGACTTTAGCACATAGAAGTATAGAGCATGATTGGACAGACAAGGTAGATGTTTCACAAATGGAGCTTAAACCTTTAACAGATTTGAATAAAAATACAATCTTTAAGTTTGTAGAAGATGATGATGATTATTCTTTTAATGCTTATAAAATGGCAACAGCAGGAGGGCTTTATGGTGCTAAGTATTGGGATGCTTCAGGATTTACTATTTTAGAGGGTGAAGAAGAAATTGTAGCTGAACCTTTTGCGGCAACAGTAATAAAACCTTTACAAGAAGGGTTGAATGATTTTATAGCTCCTGCAATATATGCAGTAGATGAAAGTGGAGAGAGTGATGGGTTTGATAATTCTCCAAGAATACTATATAATAATGGGGTAAAAACTTTATCTTCTACTACCTACAATATTCCTTCTCAAAATGGTCATGCGGGAATATCTGGAGAAACTCAATATTTACAATTTAGCCATTTATCTGATATTCCTATTGCACCAGGTACTACTAGAGATTTTAACTTTGAGAGTCAACAGCTTATACAACCTCTATCTATGTTTGGTGTTCCTGCGGATAATTTATTTACTACATATTGGCTTCCTTATTTTTCAGAACTATATAGCCCCGATACAAGAACAATGACTTTAAAAGTCAATCTAACCCCTTCAGATATTAATACTTTTAAGTTCTACGATACTGTAATGATTAAAAATAGAACTTTCAGAGTAAATAAAATAGAATACAAACCCAACACCTTAGCTAAAGTTGAATTTATTTTAATAGGATAATGGATTATTTAAAAGGATATACAATAAAACCTTACACAGTAGAACCTAATGGTGAAGTGATTTTTACTGATGGAACAAATAATGATATAAGAGCAAATCAAACTCAGTGTCAAGCGTATGGATTTACTTATGACCCTAATTCAGGTACTTGTAAAGCGTTTGATTTTAATCTTCAAATGAATACTAATTTTCAAAATATAGATAATAAAATATACGGACCAGGAAATATAACAGGAACAGGTGTGAATAATACTATTATCAATGGAACTAACAATATAGTCGAGGGTAATAGTAATAATGGATTTATAAGTGGGCGAAATAATAAAATAGATTCAGGAGTTGATAATGCAACAGTTGTAGGTAGTTCTGGAACTGCTATAAGGCAAGGAGAATTTGTAGTTGGTAGTAATGCAGGGCAAACATCTTCTTTTGCTTTAAATGGAACAACAACAGATGCTACGGCAACCGCTTTATTTGTAGATGGTGATTCTTCTGTAACAACAATAGCAAGAGAAAATGATTTTCCTTACTTTTTTACAATAGATGCTTTTGGATTTAGGACAGGAGGTGCTTCAGGCTCAGGGGCAGTAGGTGATGCTACATTTATAAAAATAGAGGGTTTTATAAGTGATGTAACATTAACACAAACAACAGCGACAGTAGTAAATAAAGGAACATCAGCAACGTGGAGATGCGCACCTGCTCTTAGTGGTAGCAACTTGCAATTAAAAGCAACAGGTCAAGCATCAATGGATATTACTTGGCAGGCGAATGCTACATTTACTAAAATGATAGGAACATAAAATAGATAACAATGGCAACAAAAAAAGTATTAAATTTAGAAGTAGATTCAAATATAGGACAAGTATCTAAGGACGCAAAAGAAGCAGCTTCAGAGTTTCAATTTATGGGAGTTTCTTTAAATTCAGTTAAAAGTGCTTTTAGTAAAATTATACCAACAGCGAAAGCTATGTTTGGAACTATTAAAGCAGGAATAATAAGTACAGGTGTAGGAGCATTAGTGGTGGCAGTAGGATCATTAGTTACTTGGTTTACTAAAACTAAAAAGGGAGCAGAAACCTTATTAGTAGTTTTCAAAGGAGTAGGTGCAGCAGTTAATGTGATTGTAGATAGAATCTCTAAATTTGGAGGTGGTATTGCTAAGATATTATCAGGGAATGTAAAAGCAGGATTAACAGACATGAAAAATAGCTTCAAAGGAATTGGAGATGAAATAAGAAGTGATACAACAGCAGCGATGAATTTACAAATGGCATTTAATAATCTCAGAGATAGGCAAAGAGATTTAAATGTAGAAACAGCACAAGCGAGAGCAGACATTGAAGCATACAAGTTAATTGCAGAAGATGTAACAAAGACAGAAGAAGAAAGATTAAGTGCAGCGCAAAAGGCATTTAAAATAGAAAATAATTTATTAGATAAGAGAATATCAAATGCAGAAGACTCATTAAAACTTCAGAGAGAGGAAATGGAGTTGTCTGAGAATATGGCAGAAGATTTAGATGCTGAAGCACAATTACAAATTGACCTTGCTAATATTAAACAAGAAAGTGTTACTAAGCAAATTGAGCTGAACAATAAGATTAACGCAATTGAGGCTGAAACAAGGGCTAAAAGAAAAGAGAGGCATGATACAAGGATGCAGGAACTAGCAGATCAACGAGCAGCAGAATTTAATATTGCTGAGGAAACATCTAGAATAGAAGAAGAGTTAGCCACCGCTCGTTTGAAGACAGAAGAAGATAGACAGCTAGAGGCAATAATCAAGAAACGAGATATTGCATTAGAAGCAGCCGAACAAGAAATTAAAGATCTAGAAGACTTAGAGAGAAGAAAAACCGCCATTAATGAGTTATTTCAAGAAGAGTATTTTGCATTCCTAGAGAAAACTTCATTAGTTGAAATTGAGGGTAATGAAAGAACTGCTGAACAAATTATAGCAGGTGAAAAACATAAGGCACAGGCAGTACATCAGATTAGAATGGCAGATGCAAATAATTTATCAGCAGCAGTTGGTTTGATGAAAACCTTTGCAGGAGAAAATGAAGGACTAATGGCAGGAGCAATAGTTGCAGAAAATATTGCTGGAATAGCAAAGACTGTTATACAAACACAAGCTAGTAATGCAGCGACTATTGCACAAGGAGCGGCTTTAGCAATACCAACTGGAGGAGCATCAGTCGCAACAGCCGCAGCATTAGTAACAAAAACTAATATTGCAGCAGGTATATCTATTGCAGCTTCTATTGCAGCAACAGCACAAGCATTAGGTCAATTAGGAAAAGGTGGGGGTGGAGGTAGTGGAGGAGCATCATTACCATCAGCATCTAGTGGTGGTGGTGGTGGTGGAACACCAGCCCCTGAATTTGCAACAGGTACTTTTGAGTTAAGTGGTGGTCAAGAAATAGAGCCAATGAGAGCTTATGTAGTTTCAGATGAAATAACACAAAGCCAAAATGCTTTAGAAATAATAAGACGTAGAGCAACAATTTAAAAATCAAATAAAATTAATTAAATACTATTATATAATATGCCTTGTAAAGAATGTAAAGACGGAAAAGTAAAATGGGGAAACTCAGGAGAGTGTAAATATGACTCAATAGCTGAATGTGAAGAAGCACATAAAGACTATTACGAAAAGACAACTGAGATTAGAGAGTTGTTAATTGATGATAATAGTCAAGAACTAGCAATTGATGCGATTAGTCTAGTGTCAGCACCTGCAATCGAGCAGGACTTTGTTTATTTTGGAAAAGAAAAGAACAACTTAACTTTTGCTAAAGTAGACGAAGAAAAAAGAATGTTAATCAGTCCTGCTTTAATACCTAACAAACAAATCTTCAGATATGATCCTAATACTGATTCAGAATACTATGTTTACTTTAGTCCTGAAACAGTTAGAAAAGCGAGTGAGCTTTATTTAAAACATAACAATCATCACAAAGCTACATACGAACACCAAGATAGAGTAAGCGGTGTGCTTACAGTTGAAAGTTGGATAAAAGAAGGCGATATGGATAAGTCAAAGCTGTACGGTTTTGACCTGCCTAACGGCACTTGGTTCGTTAAAATGAAAATCAATAATGACGAGCTGTGGAAAAAAGTAAAGGATGGTCAATTAAAGGGCTTGTCTATTGAGGGCTACTTTACAGACAAGATGTCTAAGCTATCTGAAAAGACACCAACAGATGAAGAAATATTAGCAGCTCTTAATGAGATAATAAAAGAAAATCAAATAAAGAACAAATAGTTCTATTATATAATATAAACTTACTTTAAATAAAAAATTACTATGGATTTAAAAGAACAAATATTAGTAGCTCTTGGTCTTAATAAAAAAGACGAAGAAGTGAAATTAGCTTGGCAGTCAAAATCTGAAGACGGTACAATTTTTGTATCTACTGCTGAAGAGCTAGAAGCTGGGGTGGACATCTCAGTTCTGACCGAAGATGGCACGACAATATTACTACCTGTTGGAACTTACAAAACTGATACTGGCATATCTTTTAGAGTAGAAACTGAAGGAATTGTAGCTGAAGTTATTGAAAGTGAAACAGAAGCAGAAGATACAGAAGAAGAAGAAATGTCTGAAGAAACTGCTTTAGAAGAAGAAGCAGATGTGGCTGATTGGCAGGGTATGGAAAAGCGAATTGAAAATCTCGAAATAGCGGTTGCAAAACTTAAAGAAGCTAAAGAAGGGGGTGATGATGAAGTTGAAGAAATGGCAGAAGAAACTGAAGAGCCTTCAAAGAATCCAAAAACTATAACTACAAAAGAAGTAGTAGAATTTTCCGCAGAAGAAGTAGAAGCAATAAAAGCTGAGAATGAAAAGTTAAAAGATGAATTAGCTAAATCACCTGCTGATTCACCAATTAATACAAATAAATTTAGTAGTGAACAAAGAGTTTATACTAAAAAAGAATTATCAAAAATGTCTCCGAGTGAGAGATTTTTACTAAAGTTAAATAAATAAAAATTAATAAATAAAAAACAAAAAAAATGGCAGAACCAACAGTAACTCAAACGTTTACGGGAACGGCAGCAGGATTCTATATTTCAGCAGCCCTTCAAGATAGCGTTTCTTTAGACTATATGACAGTCTTAGAAAACGTTAAGTATAAAATGAATGTGCAGACTCTAGGAGCAGCAAATGTTGTTAGAGATGCAACTTGCGACTTTACAGATCATGGAACTCTTGACTTAGGTGAAAGAGTATTAGAAGTTGAGCCGTTCCAAATTAACTTGGATTTGTGTAAGAAAAATCTTTTAAGTTCTTGGGAGGCATTAAAAATGAGAGCAGGAGCAGGTGCGCCTCCAGCACCAGAATTTACAGACTATGTTATTTCTTACATGGCAGGTAATATTTCATCACAAGTAGAAAAATGTATTTGGACGGGTAATACAGCTAACAATGGAGAATTTACAGGATTTGTTACAGGTGCGGTAGGACTTTTATTAGGAGCAGGGGCAACACAAGTAGCAGCTTCAGCAACTCCTTTTACAAATGGAAACATTATAGCTAACTTAAATGTAGCTTATGAAAGTATTTCAGACGCATTATTTGGTAGAGATGACTTATATATTTACATGTCGCCTACTTCATACCAAATGTATATCCAAGCATCTTCAGCTTTAACTAACTTCCCTTATGCAAATATGAGTGAAGATTACATGCCAGTATTTAATGGCGTAAAATTAGCTGTGTGCAATGGAATGTCAGATGATGAATTAGTAGTGGCACAAAAGAGTAATTTATTCTTCGGTACCGACCTGATCTCCGATACAGACGGAGCTTCAATCAAACTTTTAGATATGGGTGCTTTGGATGGATCAGATAATTTACGAGTAGTATGTAGATATAATGCTGGTGTTGTTCAAGGAATTAAAGCTGATATTGTAAGAGTAGCTTAATAACTTAATTACAAGAAGTGAGGGCTTCGGCTCTCACTCCTTTAACCTTTAAAATAATAAAAATATGGCTTGTACGGCATTAACAAAAGGACGAGGACTGGACTGTAATCGTATATCAGGGGGCGTAAAAAAGATATTTTTCTCAGTATTTGACGAAGATGTGTCTTATACTTATGATGCTTCCCACCCTTTAGAAATTGATGCGATTGATTGGAACAGCACGACAATTTATGAATATGTGATGCCGCTTGGAGTGGCAAGTATAACAGATACAATCACAGGTAGTCGTGAAAACGGAACTATTTTCTATACTCCAACAGTCAATATCATGTTAAATAAACTGACAAAACAGGATCAAAATGAGATTAAATTGTTAGGGAAAACTAAGGTGAGAATTTTTGCACAATTAAATCAACAATTAGCTAATGGTCATGATGTATTTATTGCATTAGGAATGGCAAATGGGCTAGAACTTAACGCAGGGACTATGGATAGCGGAGCTGCCTTCGGGGATCGTAATGGTTACACTCTTACCTTCGATGGACTGGAAGCAATACCTTTTGCTTTCTTAGAAGATTATACTACCAACCCGTGGGATCAATCTGGCTTTATTAATGAAGCAGCAACATTCCCAACAACTGGATAAATTAATTAGTAGTTTTCATATATTCTTTGATTAGGGGGCTTTTTAGCCCTCTTTTCTTTTATACCAAATAAAAACCACTTTTTTCTATTATATAGTATGATACAAGCAATTAGGGAAACTAACTTTACAGCTTATATAGAAACTGAAGCAAAGAGAATAGATACTTCAGTAGGGAGTGGTAAAATAAGACATCTATTTAAGTTTACAAATGATTTAGATGGTGCAGTATTTTATTGTTATGGAGCAGTTGAAAATATTTTTGACCGATATACTAAAGTGGGATTTACTTATAGTTCTTCACCTGATAGATATGAAGGAAGAATAGATTTAAAACCTGCGGGATATTACAAGTATGAAGCGTATGAAGTTAGCTGGATAGGAACAGTAAAAATGGAAAACAACTATGCACCTGCAACAGAAACAGATGTATTACCTGTTGAAAATGATAATGGAGTAGTGCAAGGGCTTGTGGCAATAGGCAAATTATATTTAGCAGAAAAAGCAGGAAGTGAACAGGTACGATATACAGAATATGAACCACCAGCTTCTACAAATTATATATATTACGGACAATAAAAAATTAAAAAATGGCAATAGAAAATGTACAACAGCTTTTAACAGAGCAATTAGGTAAAAATGGAGATACAGTAGTATTTACAACAGCAGCACAAACAGGCAAAGATTGGTATTGTGTTTACTTCCCTGTTGAAAGTGTAGTGTCAGCAATAACAGTAGCAGATGCAACAGGTGAAAGTGCTTTACAGACAACTTTACCTGCTGGAACTACTTTGTTTATGAACATTACTGCGATAACTCTGACAAGTGGTGTTGGAGTAGGTTATGCAGAAGGAGCAACTACTTAGAATATGTTATCTTTAAAACAAGGTCTTAGTTTAGATTCCATACGCTTACAAGGAGCGTGGAAGCCTAGTGATGAAGCTAGTTTAGAGGGTTGGTATCAAAAGGGCGAGGGAATCACTCTTAATGGCTCAGATGTTTCTAAATGGGATGATAGTTCTGGGCGTGGTGTTAATATGGTTCAAGCAACTGCAAGTGAGCAACCTGCTTATTCTAGTGGTGTTTTAACTTTTGATTCTAGTGCTACACAAAACTTACAATCAACTGGACAAATTTCTTTATCAGGCGATTTTACTATTGGTGCAAAGGTGCATCTAGCTTCAGGTGGGGGTGTGTTTTTAGGAGATAATACTACAACAGGAGAATTTATACGGTTTTCATCTACAAGTGAGTTTAGAGTACGAATAGACAATGCCACAGCAGTTAATATTGATAAAGATAGTGGCACTTGGCTAGAAGATGCTTATATGGTATTAACAAGAGTTAGCAATGTGCTTACTTTATATTGGAAGGGAACAGCACAAGTTGATACTGCAACTTTATCAGGAACAGCAGACATAGATGCAATAGGAGTTAGGAGGACTGACTTAAACCCTTACGATGGAGATATTTCAGAAATTCAAATATATAGTAGTGCTAGTACAGGACTAACAGCTAATTTAAATGACTATCTTTCCAAACTATAAAAATTATTATGAAAGACAATATTATTAACATCAATTTAGAAACGAGTACAGCACCTATTGTAAAAGAGGTAAGAGGCAGGGAATACATTGAATACGGTACCGAAGATTGGGCGAACTTATATCCACAATTTCTAATTGATCTATACTATTCAAGTAGTATATCAGCAGCAATTATTAATGCAACATCAGAGATGGTTGCAGGTGAAGATTTAATTATTGAGGATGAAGATGATAGAGATTTAGATGCTAGAATAAAACTTCAGAACTTTATGAATAAAGCTAATGGTAATGAGAGCTTACATGAAGTAATAAAAAAAATATCTTTTGATTTTAAATTACAAGGGGCATTTGCGTTGAATATTGTATGGTCAAAGGATAGGACAGAAATAGCTGAAATTTACCATGTAGGAGTTGAGAAAATTAGATGTGCTAGACCTGATGAATTAGGAAAAATAAGAGGATATTATATTAGTGCTGATTGGTCTAATACTAGACAGAACAAACCTTACTACGTCCCTGCATTTAATACTAATGATAGAACTTGTGCCAACCAAATAATGTATTCAGGTCTATATAGCCCTAATATGAATAGCTATTACACACCTGATTACGTCTCTTGTAATAACTGGGCATTGATCGATGCTAGGGTTTCAGAGTATCATCTCAACGCAATAAGCTCAGGATTTTCGGGGTCTTTTATGATAAATTTTTCGAATGGTATTCCGACTCAGGAAGAGCGTTTTCAAATAGAAAAAAGCCTAACAGATAAGTTTACAGGACAAAATAACGCTGGGAAATTTGTATTGACTTTTTCAGATGATAATACTAGAACCCCAACAGTACAACCAATAAGCACAAGTGATCTCGATAAACAATATTTGGCACTTCAGGAATTGCTTACTAGCAACATCCTGTCTGGTCACAGGGTGACTTCTAAAACACTTATGGGTATTGATAGTACCAATGGCTTCAGCTCTAATACAGACGAGCTGATAAACGCTGCAAACTTTTATCTTAATACTGTAATAAAACCCTATCAAGATCATATAGTAAAACAGCTAAGAAAAATATTCCAAGTAAATAATATGGATATGCCTGTAAACTTTGTACAGCTTAAACCAATCACAGTACAATTTGATTCTAAAACTTTAAGAGAGGTTATGACGCAAGATGAAATACGTGAAGAGCTGGGATTAGAACCATTAGGAGATGAAGCTACAATTGAGCAAGAAGTAAAGTTTAACAAAATAGGAATGATAGATGGAAAGCCTGTTTTTAGCACCATAGAAGAGGCTGAGGCTCATGCAAAGACTTTAGGGTGTACAGGGTACCACGAACACGAATATGAAGGCAGAACGGCTTATATGGCGTGTGAAGGGCATTCGGAAGCAACAGAGCTACATAAATTTATAGAAGAGTTTGGTGAAGATATACCTGAAGGATGGGATATTGTAGATGATGAAATAGTAGATGGTGAACACCAAGACTTTGATTTTGAAGATGAATTAAACAAAGTGGCAAATGAAAAATTTAACTTTGTAAGAACAGGGAGGGCTAATCCAAATGTAAGAAGTGAGCAAGATGGCTTAAATAAAGATGGCGATAAGTTTTTTAAAGTGAGATATATGTACACTAAAAATAATGCATTAAGTCAAGAAGGAGAAACAAGGAGTTTTTGCAAACTTATGATGGCAACAAAAAAAGTGTATCGTAAGGAGGATATTTTGAGAATGACTAATATAGCTGTCAATCCAGGATGGGGACCGAGAGGTGCAAATACTTACTCAATCTGGCTCTACAAAGGAGGCGGCAATTGTCACCATTACTTCAGACGTGTAGTATATCAAGCACCTGCTAGTGATGAAGGTTTTGTAGTTTATCCTGATAACATTACAACAGACAAAATTATTACAGCGACAAAAGCAAGAAGCGAAGGCTTTACAATTAAAAGAAATGATAGTCTAGTAGCAAAAGCACCTAAGACTATGGTGAATCAAGGATTTTTAGAATAGAGAATTATGGCATACGTATTATTTATAAGTGAAGAGAAACTTAAAGACGCTACAACAATCGGACTTAATGTAGATCCTGAATTGTTACTCCCGTATATTAAGCAAAGTCAAAAGCTGTATGTAGAAACTAAACTAGGTACAGATCTTAACCAAAAATTGAAAGACTTAATTACAGCAGGAACTGTAAACAATGCAGGGAATGAAGCCTATGCAACTTTACTAAACGATTATATTGGCGAAATGTTGCCTTCATTCGCATTATATATGGCAATTCCTTTTCTGAGATTTAAAATCGAAAATGGAAATATCTATTCTAAGACATCAGAAACAGGAACAGCATTATCAACTGAAGAAGCTCAACATCTTAGAAATGAGGTACTTAACACGGGCGAATATTATATGGAACGAATGATTGATTATATAAGAAACAACACGAGTAGTTTCCCTGAATACAGCACCAACACGGGATCAGACGTGTCGCCTGATAAAAATTCTTACTATTCTAATATGAACTTAGAAAGACCCGATACACAAGGAACTAAATTAACATTAAGAAATTTTTTAACTCCTGACATATAAGATGAAGAGATACTATAAAACAAAAAAAACAAATATAACTAAACTAAAGACATATTTAAAAGATGCCATTAAAACAAATAACAAAGGATGTGGGCGAAGTGCTGGGAGTAAACACAGCGATACTAAGCATCACAACGTTCACTAATTTAGAGTTATTTCTAAAGATATTATTACTTGTAATAACAATAATATATACTATTGATAAATGGTGGTATCGTAAAAAAAATAGATAATGCCTAAGAAAAGAAAACTCAATTCAAAGAATCCTAAGTATAACAAATCCCTAGAAAATAGTGTTAAAATGCGTAAAGAGTTTGTTCAAGAAGTTAAAGGAGTCAAAATCTACAAAGCCTATTACCTCTAAAATTAATAAAGTAAACCTGTTGTTAATTAGAGATACTCTAACAGAGCAATCTACTATGGGTAAGTTGTTTCTAAATGGAGAGCAATTTTGTGATACTTTAGAGCTTCCTTGGAAAGAAAATCAAAGAAGTATATCTTGTATTCCTGCTGGTGAATATAATGCAAGACTAAGATTACCAAGAGAAAGTGCTACAAGAGAATATGTTCATTTATTAATTAAAGATGTACCTAATAGAGATTATATTCTTGTTCATATCGGAAACACCACCAAAGATACAAAGGGCTGTATTCTAGTTGGTCAAAGTCGTAAACAACACTTTGTTGGCAACTCAACTTTGGCAATGGAATTGCTAATAAAAGAAATCATAAATTTGGGAGGTGAGAATATAAAATTAATAATCAAAAATAAATAACTATGTTTAAAAATTATCTAATTTCACAGATGTTAAAATCCAAGAAGTTTTGGTATGCAGTAAGTTCTATTGTAATTCCTATTATAGTTCAATATTTAGGAGTTGATGAAGCAACTGCATCGAATCTATTTTATGCTTGTTTAACTTTAGTGGTTGGACAGGGAATTGCAGATAGTGCAAGAAAATAATAGATACCGCTTAAAGCCACACGAGATTGTGGCACTTAAAAAAATGAGGGAAACCGATACTAGGAATGTCCTAGTCATCGGTGACCTTCACGAACCTTTCTGTTTAGATGGTTACCTTGATTGGTGCTTAGAACAATACTATGACTACAACTGCACAGAGGTAGTCTTCATAGGTGATGTAATAGATAACCATTTTTCTTCCTACCACGAAACCTCAGCAGATGGTATGGGTGGGGCAGATGAGTTAGAATATGCTATTAAAAGGATAGCAAGGTGGAGAAATGCATTTCCTTTAGCTACTGTGATAATCGGCAACCACGATAGAATTATAATGCGTAAAGCACAAACCTCAGCAATACCTAGTAAGTGGATTAAATCTTATAAAGAAGTATTAGAAGTTCCTGATTGGAATTTTGTAGAACGATATGAAAAAGATGGCGTTCAATATATTCATGGAGAAGGTGGAACCGCGAGGACTAAGTGTCGTGCTGATATGATGAATACAGTACAGGGTCATCTTCATACACAATGTTATACAGAACACTATGTAGGTAAAAATTTCCGTGTTTTTGGCACTCAAGTCGGCTCAGGAATTAATCATAAATCTTATGCAATGGCTTACGCTAAATATGGCAAACGACCAGCAGTTGGATGTGCTGTTATATTAAACTCAGGAAAAACCCCTTTAAACCTTTTAATGCCCTTATAATGCACTTAAAAGACTCTACAAAGCTAACCCTACTTTATTTATTACTTATAGTAATAGTTTTGCTCATTTCTCTTTAATTTTCTTGTTAACATATTAATTGTTAATAACTTTGTAAATAATTGTGTTAATATAGTTGTTAATTCAAATAATTGTTGTAATTTAGCATCATATTAATTTAAAAACAAAGAATATGAAAACAAATTTTAAAATGAAAGAAGCAACAAACAAAGAAGAAGCTATTATATCTATATTAGATGTGGTAGAAGAAAACCCCGTTTGGCTTAATAAAATTACTGATAGCTTATTGATATTAGTAAGGAGGGTTGAAAATGAGCATAAAAGATTTTTGTTAGATAGGTCAATAGATGAAGAGGTGATTAAGCTGTACAGGGCAATTAAAACAGAATATTACATATTTCAAGATGTTACAAGATGGAAATATTAATTTGCGAAGACTACCATTTTTACAATAATGGGGTCTATAAAACAATTTCTAAGCTATCGCCTGATGGTTGGTTTACTGATATACACAAAGTAGAGCCAAGTATAAGAGTATTTGGAACAAGAAAACAAATAGATGAAGCAATAGATGATTATATTGAACTTTCGGGGCTTAACCTTGATGAGTGTTATACTTTTGAGGTTGAAAAAGAAGGTTCGTTTTTTTATAATGAAGAACGCAATAAGATCATTAAAAAGAAACTCCAAGAATACAAAGAAAGATATAATCAACTGAGTAATAACAAAGCATTAATAACAACGATATAATGGGAACTAGTAAAGATATATTACAAGACAAAATAGATGATTTGGAATTACAATTAAAACCAGATGAACTAATACACAAAGCTATGCATAGTATTAATACCTTTCAAGCACATGAAAACGAAGTTTACCTAAGAGGAATAGATGAATACGGAAAAGATTTTCAAGTTGTATTTGACAGCTATGATTTTCTAAGTTGGATTGATACTAGCAACTTAGCATACATAAAACAAAAATTAATAGAGTATATAGAATTAAAATAATTTTATACTTTTGAACACAATTATAAACAAAAAAAAGAAGATATGAAAACGGAACTATTAAAAGAAAAGTACATAAAGTACGAATTAACCAAAGATGATGTATTCAAACATCAGCATTACATCATCATCACTCGTAGCGGCATAGAGAAAATACAAGCCATTGAAAATATACATATTAATTATGATGTGATAAAATGTGATCCCAATTTTGCCTCAGTTAAAGCAACTGCAATAAAAGATACAAATACAATACAAACATTTGGATCGGCTTTAAAAGGAAGTAGTTTT